TATCCAAAGAGTTCAGGAAATGAAGGAAGTCCTATTTCACTTGCTAAAAAAAGAACTTCTACATTTGATGATATTACAAAACACATTATTACAGGAACTCCGACAGTAAAGGGTTCATCTGAAATAGAAGATGAATATAATAATTCAAGCCAAGCTGAATGGCATATTCCTTGCCCTAACTGTAAGAAAGAACAGACTTTTAAATGGGGAAATATAAAATTTGAACCTGATGGAAGTAATGTGAGAATGGTTTGTCCTCACTGTGGAAAAGCATTCACTGAAAAAGAGTGGAAAAAAGGTAATGAAAAAACTGGAAGATGGATACATAAATATCCTGAAAGAACAAAAAATCTAGGTTATCACCTGAATGGTCTAGCTAGTCCATTTAGAAACTGGGAATCTATTGTTCAAGAATGGCTAGAAATTAAAGGAGATGTTGAAAAGCTAAAAGCCTTTATAAATACAGTTTTAGCTGAAACCTTTGAACAAGAATATACAGGAAGATTAGATCCTAAGAAACTTATTAAGAGAACTAGGGAAAAATATAGTTATATTCCTGATAAAGCTTTGATTTTAACAGCAGGAGTAGACATTCAAGATAAGTGGATAGCTATTGATATTAATGCTTGGGGTCTTGGATATGAAAGCTGGGGAATGGAATACATAATTTTACATGGAGATTTAAACCAGCAAGAAATTTGGGATAGACTTGATAAAGTTTTGGATAAAGAATATTTTTATCAAAATGGAGATAAATTAAAAATTTATTCAGCTTGTATTGATACAGGAGGACACCACACTCAAAAAGTTTATGACTTTGTAAGTCCTAGACAATATAGGAGAATAATAGGAATTAAAGGGCTTGGTGGAGAAAATGTCCCAATTAATAATGGATTTAGAAAAACAAAAAACAAGGAAATAGACCTATTATCAATTGGTTCAAATGCTCTTAAAGATATAGTTTCTGGAAGATTAGATGCAAGAATCAATGAAGAGGGATACTGCCATTTCAATGGAGAATATGGCAAAGGATATGATTTAGAATATTTCAAATCTTTAACTGCTGAAATAAAAGTTCAGGAAAATCGGAAAGTAGTTTGGAAGAAAATCCAAACAAGAAATGAAGGCTTTGATTGTAAGTGTTATGCAACAGTTCCATTCTACGTATTTAGAATAGAACCTGAAAATTTAGTAAATCTTAGTAGAGCAGATTTATTAGAATTATCAATTAAAGGTTTCTTAGAACAAAAGAAAAAAGAAATAAACATTGATAAAAAAGGAGTTGAAGTATGAGAAATGTAGCTAGTTTTGAAAGTAAACTATTAGAAATAGAAGAAGCTGAAGAAGATCTTATTTTATATGGTTATGCTTGGGTAGCTGGAGTTAAATTTTTAAAATCAAATCCAGATGATATGAAAAAATTAGAAGAACTAAAAGAGCATTATCAGAAAAAAGTAAATGAAATTCTTGATACAAAAATAACAGCTCAGGAATGTGAAAGATATATAAGATTATATTTAGAAGCAGAAGAAGCAGTTCTAAAAGGTCAAGAATATACAATAGATGGACAAAATTTAAAAAGAGCAGATTTAGAACAAATTAGAAAAGGTCGTATTTGGTGGGAAAATAAAAAGGCTCAAATAGAGAGTGGAACAGGAGAAGGAATAAGATTTTTCCAAATAGTTCCTCATGAGTTTTAGGAGAAGGTATGAGAAAAGCTAAGATAAATAAATTAAACCAGGAACTAAAAACTGAAGAACTTAAATACAAAATAGAAGCTATAAAACAACAAAGAGAATTTCTTAATTATAGTCAATCTGGAGCAAGTACAACTAAGATAGCTTTCAAAGGAATGTACAATTCTCTGGACACTACAAAAGATGATATTGAAGATAATAAAGAAATCTTAATGGCTAGATCTAGACAGCTTTTTATGGGAAATCCAATTTCAAGAGGGGCTATTTTAAAAATAAGAACAAATGTTATTGGAGATGGACTCAAATTAAAAAGTAGGATTAACAATTTCTTATTGAAACTTCCAATTGAAGAAGTTGAAAGAATTCAAAAAGAAATAGAAAGTATTTGGGAATTGTGGTCCGATACTACAGAATGTGATATTCAAGGAGATTTAACATTCAATCAACTACAAGATTTAGCTATGATAACTTACTTAATGGACGGAGAGTGTTTTGTTAATCTTCCATATCATCAAAGAAAAGATGAATTATTTGATTTAAAAGTTCAGTTTTTAGATTCATATTACTGTGAATCACAGGACACAAATGACTACTTGTATGAAGGAGTAGAAACAGATGAAAAGGGAGTTATAAAAGCCTATCACTTTAAAGATAAAAACTATCAGTATACTAGAATACCAGTCTTTGATTCAACTGGTAGAAAACAAATATTAAAGTTGATGGAAAAAGAGAGAGTAGGACAGGTAAGAGGAGTTCCACTTCTTGCTCCAGCTCTTGAAACATTGTCACAACTTTCAAGGTTCTCTAATGCAGAATTAATGAATGCAGTTGTCAGTGCAATGTTTACAGCTTTTATAAAACAAGATAATAATACAGGAAATACTGGAAAAATAGGTGGAGTTGGAGAAGGAATGTTCCAAAAACCTAATGGAAATACAAGAACATATGAAGGAACAGAGTTAAGCATGGGTTATGGAAATTTTGGAGTATTAGAACCAGGACAAGACTTAGTTTTTGCAAATCCAAATAGACCAAACTCAAAGTTTGAAATGTTCTTTAATGCACAATTAAAGCAAATAGGAACAGCTTTAGAAATTCCATTTGAAGTTTTACTATCTTCATTTAATGCTAGTTACTCAGCTTCAAGAGCTGCACTACTAGAAGTAGCTAAGATGTATCGTAGAAGAAGAAAATGGATGTCAAGATCATTTTGCCAACCAATTTTTGAGCAAGTAATTGAAGAAGCAGTTTTAAAAGGATATATAAATTTACCTGGATTTTTAGAAAATCCAATTATGAAAAAAGCATATTTAAAAGCTGAATGGTATGGAAATTCACAAGGTCAAATAGATCCAGTGAAAGAAGTAACAGCATCTATTTTAAAGATTAAAAATGGATTATCTACAACTGAAAGGGAAGCAATGGAATTAAATGGTAGTGATTGGAATGAAAATTTAAATCAACAAGCTATTGAAATAAAAAAGAAAAAGGAGGTTGGCTTAGATGGATATACTAAACCAAGCAAGAAAGAATAAGAATGAATTAAACATTCAAATATATGGTCAAATTGGTGGGTTTTCCTGGTTTGATGAAACTGTAACATCAGATCAAGTCTACAAAGAACTTGAAAACTTTGGAAATGATATAGATGTTATAAATCTTTATATTAACAGTCCAGGAGGTTCAGTAACAGAAGGGTGTGCAATTTATAGTGCTTTAAAAAGACATAAGGCAGTAAAAAATGTTTACATTGATGGACAATGCTCATCAATAGCATCAGTTATAGCCATGGCTGGAGACAAAATTGCTATGAGTCCAGTTGCAACTATGATGATACATAATCCAATTACAGCACTGGCTGGAGATGCAGAAGAAATGAGAAAAACTGCAAATATTTTAGATATTATGAAAGAAACTATCATTAATGCTTATGTTACAAAATCTCATTTAAGTAGAGAAGAAATATCAAATTTAATGGATACAACAACTTATTTTACAGCTAAACAAGCTATTGAAAAAGGATTTGCAACAGAAGAAATTGTATTTGATATAAAAAATTCTGAATTTTCAAACTTGGAAAACTTTAAAATAAAACCTAAACAAGTCATTAACAGTGGAAACACTGAAAAAAAAGGAGGAGAGAGCATGGGAGCAAAAAACATGCAGGAGCTAGAAGCTCAAAATAAAGAATTGGTAGAAGATATCAGAAAGGAGGCTATAGCACAAGAAAGAGCAAGAATCAATGATTTAGATGCACTTGATGTCCAAACAAAAGGTAAATGTAAAGATATTATAGATGAAGCTAAATCATCTGGAAAAACAAGAGCTGAAATAGTTGAAAATGTATTAGCAAAATTTATTGAAAATAATGCAAATACAGAAGAAACTGAAAAAGTTCCTGAAAATAAAAATCCAGCTGATATTTTAGATATCAGAAGACAAGAAAGTAAAAAAGTAGAAGTAGATAATAGAGCACCTGGACAAACTGATGATACAAAAAATTTGATAGCTGATATTGTAAATATGGCAAATGAAGAGTAGGAGGAAATATGAAAAATAAAAAAGAAATACATGAAACAAGTAATTTGAAAAGAGATTTACAGTTTCCATTTTACACAGAAAAAGTGGAATTTGAAGCTGGAGAATATAAAATGGGAGATTTGGTAGAACTAACAACAGCTGGAAAAGTTAAAAAACTGGCTACTGCTGCTGAAATATATGGTGTAGTAACAGATGATTTTACTGCTGATAGTAATGATAAGAAAAACACTATATATTTAACAGGTTCTTTTAATGAAAAATATGTAGATTTTAATGGTAAAGATAAAGCTGAAGTAAAAAGAGCAGCAAGAAAACTTTTAATAATGATTGGATAAATGGGAGGAAATATGTCATCAAAAATATTTGGATTAATAGCATTAACAACAATAATAACACAAACAAAAGCACCTAAAAATTTTCTATATAACTTATTAATAGGAGAAGAAAAGGCTGAAAAAGTTGAGAAATTAGAAATACATACTAAAGAAGCTGGAAGAGAAAAAGCTCCACTTGTTGGAAAAAGAGAAAAAGGAATTTTTATAGATAAAACTGCATGGCAAGCACAAATAGTTGAACCAGCATATATAAAATTACAAACAGTTAATGAAGCTGAAGCTTTACTAGAACAACAATTTGGACAAGTTAAGTATGCAGAACCACAAGATGTTGGAAAGAAAACATTAGCAGATGCTATGAAAAAATTTAAAGAAATAGGTTTTAGAACAAGACAATGGATGTTAATAGAAACTTTAATGACAGGAACTTGTCCTATGGAAGAAGGAACTCAAGGAGTTAAATATGGAGATGTAAATAAGGAAGTTTTAACTGGAAACGACCTTTTTACTAACCTTAATTGTGATCCTATAAAATATCTTAAAAACAAACAAACTGAAATTCAAAAACAAACTGGAATAGTAATAGATACAGTTGTAATGTCACCTGATGCAGCTGATGCATTTTTAGAAAATCAAAAAGTAAAAGATTATTTAAATACTAGACATGCAAATTATGTTCGTGTAAATGATTCTAATCCAGAAAATGAAGATGGTAAAAAGGAAATAGCTTGGATTCCTACACTTGGAATAACAGTTTATTCTTTTGTTGATTGGTATGATGATATGGAAACTGGAGATACACATCAAGTTATCCCTGAAAAAACTTGTATAGGTATGAAAGCGAAAAGTTTTTCTTTTAAATATGCTGCAATGCCTTTAAGACCTGAACAAGGAAAACCTGCTCAGCTTATTGTAAAAAAAGAAGTTGTTAGAAAATGGTATCCAGATACTAGTGAAGATGAGGAATTACAATACTTCTCAAGACCATTATGTATACCTAATAAAGATATTAAATCTTGGTTCATTGCAACAGTAATTTAAGGGAGTGATGAGATATGAAAAAAATGAGAGCTATTGAAAATATAAGAGTTGGAGAAATTCTGTATAAACCTGGAGAAGAGTTTGAAATAGATGAGATGGAAACACAAAGATTAATAGATTTAAATGCTGCAATGTTCGCTAATAACGAAATAGAAGCAACAACAGAAGTGACTGAAGAAATAAAAGAAGAAACTGAAGCTGTTGTTGGAGCAGTAAAAGAACCTACTCTAGCTAACAAAAAAGGCAAGAAAAATGAATAATACTTTCAAAGCTGATGTTGAAAAAACTTTTTTTACAGATTTTGCAGAAAAAATTGACCTATCAGGGATAAGATTAAAAGCAGTAATAACAAAAGTTCAAAATAATCCTAAAATGACAGGAAAATTTAAAGAAAGTCTTGATTCAAGTATTTTAGTAAGAAATGGTTTAAAAGTCTCTATTAAAACTAGAGACTTACCATCTTCTATATCTATTGAAGTAGGAGAAAATATCACTATTGATGATGTTTCTTACTATGTCTATGATGTAGAAAAAAGACGTGGAATGATACATATATATGTTCAAAAGTATGAGGGATAAAAATGTACACACTTGAAATATCTGAAGAAAGTTTAAAAAAACTAGAAAAAATTGGAAAAGAATTTTCAGGAATGGATAATAAAATTGTAAAGGAAGCATTAAGAAAAGCTCTAAATTATGCTAAAAAAGAAGAAAAGAAGTTTATAAAATCTAGATATTCTTTGAAGCAAAGTTTAGATTCTAATACTTTAAAATCGCAAATAACATCTACAGATGGAGTTCTTTTAGGGAGTACAAAAAGAAATAAGATTTCAGAATTTGCAATATCTAAACCTAATCCTGGAAAAAGTAAACAGTATATAAAAACCAAAATAGTTAAGCCAAGACCTGAAATGACTTGGAAAACTTTATTCTGGGCTTTTTGGAAAAAAGGAAGTCCTCAGCTTATGTTTAGAGTAGGAAAAGAAAAACATAAGATAACATTAGCAACATCTTTATCTGTGAGAAATATGGGATTACAAATTGATAATGAGAAGATCTATGAAGAAATTCAAAATATCTTTTCAAAAGTTTTAGAAGAAAGGATAGATGCGATATGGAGAGAATAAATCCATTAAAAAAGAATAGTTTAGCTTTAGAAAGTGCAATAAAAAAAGCATTTGAAGAAGCTAAAATAGAAAAATTCAACTTTTATAGAAGTTATATTCAGCCTGAAAATCTTGAAAATAGAATAAAAAATGTAACTAATAAAGAAAATAAATTTCCTTTTGTTATTATAAGACCAGTTAAGTCAATTCAAAAAGCAAAAGGTGGATTTACTACTAAAGTTGCTACATTTCTAATTAGATTAGGAACAGAAAATAAGGATTATGAAGAAGGCTTTTATGAAATAGCTGGGATATCTGAATATTTAATAGCTTATTTTACTAAATATTCATCAGCAACTCAAAAAAAAGATGGATTTAGTTATTCAATAGATTTAGAAAATATAGAATCTTACTTAAATGAAGAAATCACAGGTGGAGATTACTGGGTTTATGATATTCTTTTACAATTAAATATTCCAAGTGTTCCACATACAGCATATCTTGAAGAAAGTGAAAAAGGAATTTCAAAAGAAAAGGAGGAAAAATGGCAGGATTAAAAAACGAAAAAGATAAAGAAAAAGAAAAAGATAAAGCAGTAGTAGCTGAAAATACAAATAGTACAGAAACAAATGTAAATAATGAAACTACTAATACAGAAGTAGTTACTCAAAATCAAGTAACTACTGAAATAAAAGCAGAAATAAAAGAGGATAAAACTTATATTTATATTGGTGAAGAAGTAACTAAAGATGGTTTTATTTTAAAATATAAAGGTTTTTACACTTCTGAACAATTAAATAAAATAAAAAATGGTATGTCTAACTATGAAGAAATAGAAGGAAATTTCATAGATTTAGATAAATATAGTGAAGATAAATAGGAGGAAAAATGGCTAAATTTCAACATGGTACAAGTTATAAAGAAATGCCTTCAGGGTTAAAAATATTTGTAGAAACTCAAACTCCAACTGTAATAGTTGGAACAGGTACTGTTAATATGGGAGATATGAGCTGTGTCAATAAACCTGTTCTTATACAAAATGCGAAAGATGCAGCAACATATTTTGGAAGCACTAACAATATAAAAGGATTTACTATAAATGAAGCATTATACTTAGCTTTTAATGTATTTAATGTAAAGCCTATTATTGTTATAAATGTTTTAAATCCTAGTGAACATAAAACTGCACATACTGAGGAAGGAGTTGTTGTAAAAGACTTTAAAGCAACTCTTGTCAAACCTGGAATTATAAATGATGAAAATTTGGTTGTTAAAAACAATGAAACATCTGTAGTAGTTCAAAAAGAAAAATATACTTGTTCATTTGATGATGAAGGAAAATTAACTGTTACATTAGCAAAAACAGAAACAGCAATTAAAAAAATAGATGTTTCATATAATTTCTTAGATGTTAGCAAATTAAAAGAAACTGATGTAATTGGAAGTATAGATCCACAAACATTAGAAGCAAAAGGACTTGAATGTTTAAAGGAAATATTCCCTAAATATTCAATGATACCTAGTTGTGTAGTTGCTCCTGATTTTTCAACAGCAAAAATAAGAGTAGCATTAGATGCTAAATCAGCTGTTATAAATGATAAGTGGGCATCTATGTCAATTCCTGAAATGCCTAATACAACTAAGTATGGAGAAGTTATAGCATTTAAAAAAGAAAAAAATTATATAGATGCTGACCAAGCAATAACTTGGGGTTGTCCATATATAGAAGATGAAGTATTCCACTTTTCTACAGTAATGGCATTACATATGCAGTCAATAGATGCACAATTTGATGGAGTTCCTTGTGAAAGTCCTTCAAATAAAAATATAAAAATGCAAGGTGTTGGATATTATGAAGGAAATACATTTAAAAAAGTTAATTTAGATGAAGCTGAAGCCAATCTATTAAATGAAAATGGAATTTCTACAATAATAAGACAACCAAATGGAACTGTATTATGGGGTAATAGAACATCTGTATTCCAACCTGGTGGAGAAACAGATCCAAAAGATGTTTGGATACCAGTTAAGAGAATGTTTAAATATATTGGAAACACAATAATGTTAAATAATACTATTGAAGTTGATAAAGGAATGACACCTTCTCAAGCTAAGAGTATAGAAACTAATATAAATGTTTGGCTAAATTCTTTGAAAAATGATAATAAGTTACTTGGTGGAAGAGTTGAATTTAAACCTGAAGAAAACTCTGAACAAGATATGATAGCAGGAAAATTCAAATGGCATATCTATCTAGGAGCAATCATTCCAGGAGAAAGTTTAGAATTTAGGTTAGAATATGATTCAAAATATTTAAAATTATTATTTCAAAGATAGGAGGATTAAATGATTAGATCGACAGTAATTGAAGATGCAATTATAAGATTAAATGGAACAGATGAATTGGTAGGAATAGCAATTATTACCTTACCTGACATAGAACATAAAACAGAGACTATAACTGGGTTAGGTGTAATAGAACATGATGAACCTATTCCAACAGCATTTAATGCTATGAAATTGCAGTTAAAATTCACAAACAGAAGTGAAGACATCATATTTGAATATGGAAGCAATATAAATTTAACAGCTAAAGCAGCAATATTGGTTGAAGATTCTAAAACTCATGAAAATGATGAAATAGGAGCAAGTTATTCTTTTAAAGGAAAAAGAATTAAAACAAGTGGTGGAGACCTAGGAAAAGCTACAAAAAATGAAACAGAAGTAGAGTTATCTCTAACTTATTACAAAGAAGAAATAGGTGGAAAAGTTATACACGAAATTGATGTGTATAACAAAGTAGCTATTGTAAATGGTAAAGACTTATATGAAAAAGTAAGAAGTATCTTATCTTAGGAGGTAAAAAATGGAAAATTTTAAAGACAAATTAAAAGAAGCTAATGAAGAATTAAATAGAAAAAATGGAGTAATTGAAACAGAAGTAGATGAAGAAATAGATGGAGAAGAAAAAGAAAAAGGATTAGTTAGAAAAGTTAAAATTTCTGATGGAAGAGAGTTTACTTTTGACTTTGGAAAACTAACAGGAAATTCAATAATTGAAATAAAGAAAAATTATGGAAAATTAAGAAAAAAAACAGCCGCTATTGTGGAAGAACTAGATGATTTTTATTATATGCTTGTTGCAGAATATGTATCAAAGTATAAATATACAACTTTCTTAAAACTTTCTTATAAAGACTTTGCAAAAATAAGAGATGAAGTTAGAGATTTTTTGCAGGAAGATTAATAGAAGATCTTGAAAGAGAGCAATCAAAACTCTTAGATGAATTAATAGTAGAATTAAACAATCCATTAGGTGTAAATATGAATATTTCATACTCATACTTAATGGGTTGTGATATATATAGAATAAAAGAATTGATAAAAACAGTAGAAGAAACCATACAAAGAAGGGGGTGATATTCTTGGCAAAGAAAATGGATTTAATTATGAAAGTACAAGGGCTTATAGATAAATCACTACCTGGAAATTTAAAAAAATTAGCTAATGAAGTTAAGAATTTGAGAGCTGAAAGACAAAAAATGGAAAAAGCTCAAAAGACTTTAAAGGCTCAAAAAGAATTAAATAAAGAAATAACAGCTAATGTTGCTAAATATAAAAAACTTAGAAATGAATTAAAAGCTTTAGATGAGATTAAAAAGAGAAATGTTAATCTAACAGAAGCTGAAAAAAAGAAATACGAAAGCTTAACTAAAAAAGCTAAAGCCTTAGAAACTACTATAAAATCACAGTCTAAATCATTCCAAAAGTATGGAATGGAGCTTAAAAAATTAAAAATACCTTTTGATAACTTACAAAATGAAATAGACCAAACAATAAGAAAAGAAAAGGAATTAATAGCTCAACAAAAAATAGTTGCTAAGAGTCAAGGTCTTTTCAAAGGTGTAAAAGATAAAGTAAAAACTGGAATGAAAGTTGCAGCAGTTGCAACAGTTGGTGCTGCAATTGGAATAGGAGCTTCTTCTGCTAAAGAATATTTGGAATTTGATAAGCAAATGGTTAAAGTCAAGGCTTTAACAGGAGCTACAGCACAAGAATATGAAGCTTTAAAAAAGAAAGCTATGGAAGTTGGAAAAACAACAATATTCACATCTGAAGAAGCTGCAGCTGGTATGGAGAAGTTCGCCTTAGCTGGGTTTAAACCAAAAGAAATAATTTCAGCAATACCACCTATTTTTGACTTAGCAACAGCATCAGGAGAAGATTTTATAATGATATCGGATATGATATCGGATAACATGACTGCTTTTAATATTGGAATAGATGATGTTGGACATGCTTCAGATATTTTAGCTAATACTATGTCAAGAAGTAATACTAATATACAAATGCTAGGAGAAGCGTTTAAATATGTATCTTCATCAGCTAATAATTTGAATATAGACTTATCAACTACATCAGCTGCAATTGGTTTAATGGGAGACCAAGCTATTAAATCAGGACAAGCTGGTAGAGATTTGAAACAGGCATTTTCAAAAATAGCAGATACTGGAGTACAAAAAAAATTACAAAAATTAGGAGTTAATGTAAAAGATGCAAAAGGAGAATTTATAGGACTTGTTGATTTTGTTAGACAGCTTGAGAAAGTTACAAAAATGAGTGGAATAGATAAACAAGCATTCTTAAAAGACTTATTTGGTGATCAAGGTAGTTTAGCAATGAATAAATTACTGACTGCAACAAAAGAAGTCAATGGAGTTATGTATGAAGGAGCAGATGCCTTAGCTGAATTTGCAAAAGAAAATGAAAATGCAACTGGAAAAGCAAAGGAAATGGCTCAAACTATTCTTGATAGTGATTCAGGAAAATGGGCTTTAGTTGAATCAGCAATATCTGATGTCAAATTAAAAATAGGTAAAGCTATATTTTCTAGTGGTGGAACTCAATTGATGGATACAGTTATGAGTTGGTTAAATGAACTTTCAAATGTTCTTGATGGAAATTTAAATGAAAGTGAAGCTAATAAGTTCTGGCAATCATTTATTGAAAATGGAAAAATGGCTTTAAATTCTATAAAAAATATAGGAATTGTACTTTGGAATGTCTTTAAAGTATTAAATACTATTGGAATAGATAATATCTTAGTTTTTGTAACAGTTTTTACTGCAACATCAAAAGTATTAAAATTTGCAGGAGCTGTAAAAGAAGTATTCACAACTGTAAAGGCTGCTGGTGGAATTATGTCAGCATTGAAAGCTGGAATAGCTGCTCTAGGTGGTCCGATTAGTTTAGTTATAGCTGGTGTAGCTTTACTTGGTTTTATAATCTATAAAAATTGGGATAAAATTAAAGTATTTTTTAAAGCTGTTTGGGAAACTGTAAAAGGTATAGGAACTATTATAAGTGGTATTTTTAAAGCTGTTGTTGATGGAGTAGTTAATCTATTTAAATGGCTTTGGAATAAGCTAAAAACTTATTTTAATAACTTTGGATTTCTATTATTAGGTCCGATAGGAATATTTATAAAATTAGGGCAATTAATTTCTCAAAATTGGGATTTAATTAAAGAAAAATTAAGTAGTGTTTGGGAGTATATAAAATCTATTCCAGAAAAAATTGTTGAAACAATTCTTAATGTTATATCAACAATTGGAAATTTCTTAGTTAACTTAGTTAGTGAAGTAATAACTGGAATAAAAAATTTATTCATAAAACTTTGGGATACTGCTGTTCAATTTTTCAATAATTTTGGATTCTTATTATTAGGTCCGATAGGAATATTTATAAAATTAGGAACTGTTGTTCATGAAAATTGGGATCTAATAAAAAATAAAATTTCATCAATATTTGAATCTTTTAAAAATACTATTAAAAATCTTGCTGAACAAATAAAATCATTCTTTGCAAAACCATTTGAATATATGTCTGAAGCTATAGCTGGAGCTAAAGAAAAGGTTTTAGACTTTGCAAGAAAAATTCCAGGAGTTAAATACTTAGTTGGAGAAAAAGAAAATGTAGCAAAAGTAAATGGAAGTCATGCTAATGGACTAAATTATGTACCATTTGATGGTTACATTGCTGAACTTCATAAGGGAGAAAGAGTCCTAACAAAAGATGAAAATGAAAGTATATTTGGAAGCTTAAGAAATAGATTACATAGTGCAACTCAAAGTAATCAATCAGAGAATAGTTCTAAAGAAACAAATGTTACTTATCAAATAAATAATACTTTCAATTTTACTGGAGTATCAGAAGATACTAAAGATAGTATTATAGAAAAATTACAAGAAAAGTTAAATGAATTTGAAAGACAATTAGAAAAAATGAAGGAGGAAAGAGAAACTTATGCAAGAACAAGTTTATAAAACAGAAGCTGGAGATACATGGGATCTAATTGCCTTTAAACTTTTTGGTAATGAAAATCTTATGCAAGAACTATTAGAAGAAAATATTGAACTTTCTGAAATAGTTATCTTTCCAGCTGGAGTTGAACTTTCTATTCCTGAAATAAAAGAAGATAAAAAGAGAGGTGTTGCTCCATGGCTAGTTCAAATTTAGTTAGGAGAGCCTCTCCTACCTTTTTTATAAACAATAAAGATGTAACTGAAGAAATGTTAAAACATATAGTTGATATGGAAATTGTGGACAACTTGGAAGGTACATTAGATGAAATAATAATAAAGCTTAACAATGAAAACAATAGATTTCTAACAACAAACTGGGCTATTCCAAAAGGAACAGAAGCAAAAATAGGAATAAAAACTTTAAATTGGAATAGTGAATTTGAAGGAGAAAGCCACAGTGACATAGGAATTTTTAATATAGATATAAGGCAATTTAATAGAAAAACTGCAACATTTAAAGGAATATCTGCACCACTTAGTTCAAGAGATGCAAAAAGGTCTAAAATATGGGCTAATATTTCTTTAGAAGCACTTGGAAAAGAATTTGCTGATAGATACAAGTTAAAGTATTTTTATAAAGTTAAAGAAAATATAACATTAAAAAATATAAAACAAGAAGAAGAAGAAGATTTCTCTTTTTTAAATAAAATTGCACAAGAAGAAGGAGTAAAACTAAAAATATCTAGTGGAATCCTTATATTATTTGAAGAAGAAATATTATCAGAAAATACAGCATTATTAAGTATTAGTTTAGATAATGTTGAAGAGTTTGAAATAAAAGATAAATCAAATGATATTTATGATGCAATAGAAGTAAAATACTTTGATACTAAAAAACAAAAAGAAGAAAAGGTTATTATAACAAAGCAAGAATTAGAAACTGGACAAAAATCAGATAATTATAAAAAAGTTTATTCTATAAAATCCAGGGCTAAAAGTGGAGATTTAAAAAAATTAGCAAAAAAAACTCTTGAAAATATAAATAAAAGAGAGATAGAAGCTAGTTTAAAAATTATAGGATGTAAGGAATTATTCAGTGGTTGTATTATTTCATTATCTGATGCTGGAGAGTTTTCAGGAAACTATGTTGTGACTAGACTTCAACATAATTTTCCAAAATTTATAACATCTATTGAAATGTATAAAATTAAAAAAGATATGAAAGAGGAGAAAGAAAAATGATTTCAGCATTAAAAGGAACAGTAGGAATTATCCAAAGTATTAATACAGCTGATTATACTGCTACTGTAAAACTTCCTGAATATAATAATCAAATAACAGAAGGACTTCAAATTCTATCTCCAGTAACATTAGGAAATAAAATAACTTCTATTCCAAAAGTTAATACTCCAGTATTTTGTATATTTCTAGGAGATGATACTGAAAGAGGCTTTATAATGGGAAGTTATTTTTCTGATAAAAATATGAGTGATTCTCAAGAAAATCAATACAAGATTGATTATCAAGGGTCAAGCCTTACAATAAAGGAAGATGGAAATATTGAGTTAAAGGGAACTTTAACAAAAATAGACAGTGAAGTTATTATAACTGGAGATACTACAATAGAAAAAAATATGACAGTAACTCAAAATGTAACAATTAGTGGTGGAATGTCAGCTAAAAAAGGCTTTGAAACTGAAAAAGCTACATTAAAAAATGGGAAATTAGATGTTCAATCTATTGAATATAAGGAGATGAGTAAGAAATGAATGTACTAAGTAGATTAACAAAAGATTTCTTAAATAATTTTACTAACTTAAATTTCTCAAGTAATCTAGGAAGTTATGGAGACATTATTTTTCAAGTAAATCGTGGAAATGTTTTAACTCCTGAAGGGATTGATTTAACAATATCATCAAAAATTGAAGAACATGATAATCTTGGAGAAGCTCCTTATACAGAATTTATTCATAGAAATTTAAGATCTATTTCTTTAAATATAAAGTTAGTTTATACATTAACAGATATAAATGATGCTTTACTAAAATTAGAAAAAATATGTGAAAATGGTGAATATTATCCACTTATTTTAGGAAATAAACCTTTGTCAAAATATGGATTTATTTTAATAGATTTTAAACAAGGAATAAAAAGCACAAATTCAAATGGAGAACTAGAAGTTGTAAATTGTTCTTTAACCTTAAAAGAATATATTCCAAAGTTAGATAGACTTCTATTACCTACGACGAATAACTTAACAACAGAAAATAAAGAAAATACTAGAAACAATAATAATAGAAGTAATCAAAAGAATACTAAAAAAAATAAAAAGGTTTTAAAGAAAAAATCTAAGACTAATATTTATTCAAAAAATAAAGATGAAAAAAAATGGCTACGTGGATTAGTTGAAGATGATTTAAGAGGATATTAATAGGAGGGTATATGATAGTTTCAAATAATGTTGTTCCTAAGCATCCTAAATTAATGGAATTATATGTTCTATTAAATACGAAAAGGGGAACAGTACCACTCCATAGAGATTTAGGGATAGATAATAGAATGATAGATAGACCAATTACAGTTATAAAAAATAATATATTTAATGAACTGCAAATGCAAGTGAATAAATATATAAAAGGACTTACATTAAATAATGTTAATTGCAAAGCTACTGAAAATGGTCTTGAAATTGAATGCGAGGTTGAAATAGATGAAAGAATTTAATTTAATTGACTCTAATCCTGAATCGATATTAGCTGACGCTTTGAGATTCCATGAAGAAATTACAGGAGAAAGATTAGAGTTATGTACAAAAGAAGCATATTTATACTCAACGGTTGCAGCACTATTAGCAAATATAAAAGCTAATATGAATGATGTAGCAAAACAAAACTTCTTGAAATATTCAAGAGAAGAAAGACTAGATTTAAAAGGAAATTTCTATGGTGAAAGAGGTATTAGATTAAAAGCAAATAAAGCAAGAACTACAATTAGATGTCATATATCATCAATTGTAGCAAAAGATGTAATTATAGCCAAAGGTACAAGGTTTCTCTATAAGAATTATATGTTCTATACAGAACAAGAATATAAAATAAAACAAGGAGATACTTATGTTGATGTTATAGCTGTAGCTGAAATTGCTGGAGAACTAGGGAAAATACTAGCTGGAGATATTAAAGAAATAGTTGATAGATATGAGTATATAAAAGAAATAACTAATATAACTGATGTAACAGGTGGTAGAGAAGAAGAAAATGATGATGAATATAGAAAAAGATTAGAGCTTATTCCAGAATCTTTTACAACAGGTGGTTCAGAAGGTTCATATGAATACTGGGTTAAGAAATCATCAAACCTTGTAACAGATGTATTTATAAATAGTCCTAAACCTAATTATATTGATATTTATGTTGTAAATGGATTAGAACATATTTCATTAGAAGAAAAACAAAAAATAAAAAATTATATAATTGAAAATAAAAATATAAAAGTTTTAAATGACCAGTTGGAAATAAAAGATCCAATTTTTCATAATTATAATATTGATTTAGATTATTGGGTTTATGATAATTCGTTAGTGTCGAAATCAGAAATAGAAAAAGAACTAAGAAGCTCATTAGAACAATATACTAAATCTTTTAAAATGGGAGAAAGTATAAATTTACAAGATATTATAGATATTTCTAAGAATGTAGAGGGAATAAGAAGGGTTGAAATTAAATCGCCTCAAACTTATACAGGTCAAAAGTTTCACTTAGCAAAATGTGGAACTATAACAATTTCATATAAAGGAGCTGAATCAAGATGAAAGAGCAAAATTTTATATATGATGTTACAAATATAAGAGATCTTGCTCCTGACATTTTGAAAAATGATAAAAAATATAAAATAGTTTTAACTGTAATAGATGCACTTATATCTAAGCATATTGTTGCAAATATAACATATCTAGAGTTTCTTGAAAGAATAGATACAATGGAAGAAAAAGAGATTGATCTTGTTGCAAAAGAATTAAGTGTTGATTTCTATGACTTCTCTATGTCTATAGAAGAAAAAAGAAAAGCTTGTAAATTATCTTTTCAAATCCATTCAATAAAGGGAACAAATAAAGCTATTCAAGATGTCTTAAACATTTTTTATGAAAAAGCTAATATATTAGAATTTCCTGAGTTTAATGGAGAGAATGGAACATTCAAAATAGAAATTATGGGAACAACAAAAAGTAATTTAAATATTATGATAGATAGGGTTGAAAAAACTAAAAAGAAATCACAACATTTAACAGGAATTACTTTTAAAAATAACTCTGTATCTCCTTTATATATGGCAACACATATGAGATATGGAACAAAAGTAATACTATACCCACAACCAAGTTACTTCTATCTTAATAATCTAAATTTGGTAAATAAAAACGGAAAATATACTTTAGAAAAAAGAGGTGAAAGAAATGGCTGATTTTAATAGTCACATCATTACAAATGCTGGAAGAAACCTTTTAGCAAGAGCATTAGCTGGGGAAGGTAAAGTTATATTTACTAAAGCAGCATTTGGAGATCAAAAACATTCAGGAAACTTAAGAGAAGTTACTGAATTAAAAAATAAAAAATTAGATTTAAATGTAATGAATATAAGAAATGATAATGGTACTGCTGTCTTAACAGTACAGATATCAAATGAAAATGTAGAACAATCTTTTCAAACAGAAGAATTTGGAGTATATGCAAAAATTGAAGGAGATATAACAGAAATTCTTTATTCATATACAACAGCTGTATCTGCTGATACTTTTCCAAATAATAGATTAGGAAAAACATATGAATCTATTCAAGATATCTATATGGCTATTTCAAGTGATATAGAAGCTGAAATATATGTAAGAGATGGTGTTATTTATTTAACAAGAGATATTGCTAATCAAGTTTATACAGAAACAGGATTAATAGCTGTTGGTACTTTAAAAGGAAGAAATAACTTAGAAGCAGATAAACAATACCTGGCAGATAATGGACATTGGTATAAAAATATTGGTGGAAATAGAACTTGGGAAGCAACATCAGGAACTCCTGATGAACAATTAATTCCAATAACTTGGAAATACCTATATGAAAGTCTTAATAATAAAGAAAATCAATTAATACAAAATCTTAATGGAATTTTAGGACAAAATAATGGAGAGTTTCCTGTTGAACAGGCAGTGGCAGGAAATGTATATTATTTTCCAAGAAATCAAAAATATTACTATTGTTTAAAAAGCCAAACTAGTAGAGTGAGTGTTCCAAATGCAGACTTTGAAGAATTGTCTATTTATCAAAATCGTAAGAAATTGGAAAATCTATACAAAGATTTTATAAAAAGTGGGAATTGGTACTATAAGCAAATCAGTTCTAATTTTTACATGATGTTTGGATGGTTTCAAGATGTTCCAACTGGCGAAACATACTATAATCTTCCAATTTCTACATCTTCAGAGTATATAAATTCTATAGTTCTTTCTGCTCAGACTGGGACTGGTGGTGAAAAGCCTATTACTTCTTATATTAAGAATAGAAAAATATATTTGAATAATCAAAATAGAACAAGGGAAAATTATAGTATTTTTGCTATAGTTCAAGTTTAATTCTTTCTTAAAAAAGTTACTAATTGCCCCATAAAAGTATTTTTTAATAAAACTTGTGTATTTGTAGAATTAACAATTAAAACATTATTGAATAAAATAAATTGCCCACTACTATTGTTATTTCCCGTAATTGCTGTAGCAGAATTATAGCAATTATATGGAAGGTTACATTTATACTGTATTCCATATTGCAGTGTTTCCACACCATTAGTGAATGCTGCTATCATTATTAAGTTTCCATATTGATATACAGTAAATTTAACACCTGCAGGACTCGAATACAAATCTTGTACCTTAAATGTTGATAAATTTTCCACTATGGAAAATTTAATAACAATTAAAGAAACTGGAAATTGCAACACTGTTTATAATGATTGTTTAATTGGATTAGAATCCTGGTCTAATATTTTACTAAGAAATAAACCAGTAACAGATAGCTCTCCAATGGGAACTTTAATTACTTTTAATCTTGGCAGAAAAACTCAATTTTATATCAGTTCAACAGGAGCTTATTCTCGTGTGAATCAATCACAACAAGATGAAACAACTTGGACTGCTTGGGTTAAATTAAGTTAATTTTTCTCCATTGACTAAAAGGACTATTAGCTCCTGTTATAGCTCTATAAAAAATGAGTCCTTTAAAACTATACAGAACTTGCTGACAGTAAGCACCATTTTCTAATGAGAAAACAACTAAATAAAACGCTCTTCCTTCATTATGATTTAATTCAGCTGGGAGTCCTACAATATTGTTACCCCATCCAGATGAAGTATAAAAACCTGATTCTGTAATGGAATTTAGATTTACATTATTAATTTGTGACAAAGTTAATTTTGTTTTTTCTTCTTTAGTTGTATATAAATTTTCCACAGTGGAAAATCTGTATAAAATTGAACATAAACCTGATTACGATGTTTTAACAATTTTAAACAGAAAATTTGTAGTAGGCTCATTAGAAACTAAGGGTTCTACTGCTTCAAAAACATTAATAGCTAATGGTTTTAGTTTTAAAAATTCTATAGTCATGGCTACTGCTAAAAAAGATAATTGTTCTGTTGCAGTTATACATACTGGAGATAATTTAGACTTTTCTACTCTAGATGCAACTAGTGGAAATGTCCAAAATGGTATTTGCAAAGTTGATTTCTTTATACTCTTAAGGAATTAAAATTTTTAAATAGTTCCTATTATAGTTAGTTCTATAGACTGGTTCCCTGCAGCATATAATTTAACTTGTTTAGTTGCTACTATTTTAGAATAATAATCATGAACTACCTGTCTCATAAGATGCTCAGCATTTTGTCCTTCAGTGATATATCCAGTTAGAAATATACTAAATATATTTTTAAAATCACTCTCAATTTTCACAGTTCTAACCCCTGCTATATTAGGGGTACAGTTTATGGTTTCTATACAAATATTACCTATTGTAAATATTTTATTATTTTTAACTTTAATGAAATTTTCCATTATTTTAAGAATTGTATAATTAACTTATCAAAAATAGGAGGTTTATTATGCAATTAATGATTTTAGAAAATCTAAAAAAAGAAAATGTGGAAATTTATTTGGAGTATTTAAATAGTTGTAAAAGTAGTAATTGGGAAACTTGGGAAACAACTTATAAAACATATTGTAATAATTTTAAGTTATTTCTAGTGTGGTTTCAAAAGTCTTATAAAAACAGACTTTTATTAAGTAAAGACACTTTATTAGAAATGCCTGGCATAATAGAAAATTATAGAAATTATTGTAGGAATTTAGGAAATAGTAAAAGAACTTTAATGAATAAGACCACTGCAATATCAACATTCTATGCCTGGTGTGTTAGAAGAAATAAAATTAAATATCATCCCTTTTCAGAAAAATTGGATAGGTTAAGATTTACAGAGAAGGATAAAGTTAGAAAATCTTATTTTCTTACAACAGAACAAATATTAACAGTTAGATTATATATGCAAGTTGAATTTAGGAAATATGATTTACAAGACAGAATACTTTGGGAACTTTTCTTAGATAGTGCTTGTCGGATTAGTGCTATCCAGAGTTTAAAGATGGAGCAACTAGACTTAGAAAATGGCTATTTTAGAGATGTAAAAGAAAAAGAGGGCTATATAGTAAATGCTTTCTTTTTTCAAAAGTGTAAAGAGTTGATAAAAGAATGGGTACAGTACAGAGTAGATAATGGGATAAATATAGAATGGCTGTTTATTACAAAGTATGGAAAAGAATATAGGCAGATGACACAGGGAGCAATCAGGCAAAGAATAAAAAAACTAGGGAAGATACTAGGGATAGAAGATTTATATCCACATAGTCTTAGAAAGACTAGTATTAATTTAATAAATAATTTAGCTGGGTTAGGATTAGCAAGTAGTTATGCTAATCATACCAGTAGTGGTGTTACAAGTAAGCATTATATTGCAAAAGCTAATCCAACAGAGATAAGAAATAGCATTATAAATGCAAGGAAAAAATTAGGTATTTTTTAATAAAAAAGTATAGAGATTTTCAAATTTATAAAGAATTTAAGGTTTAATTTTGTAGTTTTGAGCATATTTTTATAATTTTTCTTAAATATAAAATCTAAGAATTTTATATAATAACTGCTCAAAATAGCATTTTTAAATATAAAAAACTGAATAAATTTGAAAATCTATTCAAAATTGAAAGGAGAAAATTATGTTCTACATATATACAAAGCAAAAAAAAGCAGAAATAAAGTTCACAGTAAATCTAACAGCAAACGAAGTTAGAGATTTTATGGATAATAATTTATTTTTAGATTATCCTGAATTAAATAAAGATGACTATATAGTAGTTGAGAAAAGTGAACCATTCAAATATCCAACTTATGATGCAACAACTAATAGTATAAGAGAAATGACTAAAAATGAGCTTATAGAAGAAGATATTGAAATTCAATTAACACCTGGGGAGTATATTGAAAATAAAAAATTAAAATTTATTCCACAGCCAAGCTCTTATCATACCTGGAACACTATAACTCATACTTGGGATATAAATATGGAAGATGTTAAAAGAACTTTTAAACACAAGTTCAGAGAAATTCTGTTAGACAAGATGTTTGGTTCTTATGAGCATGATGGTAAGATTTTCCAAATGAAAGAATATGATGAGATTAATTTTATGCGTGTAAAAATGGCATTAGACATTGCTGGAGAAACAGAAGACTATAATGTAATTAAACAAGCCTTAGTAACATTGGGAATACCAATTACTGAAGAACTGGAAGAAAAAATAAAAGGTGCAATGAAAGTTGGAAAGCTAAAAAATCTTTTAAAAACTTTAACAACTCCTTGGAGATTAAAAGATGATTCTGTTGTAGATATGCCTCTTGGAGAATTAAATTTAATTTATTTTTCTTGGATATTAAGAGTTATAACTGCACAAAACAAATACACTGCTATAACTAAAAAAATATTAAAAGTTAAAAATGTTGAAGAACTAGAAGCTATTAAATGGGAATAAAAAGAAAAGAGGTAAAATATGAAAAAATTTGCATTAGTGATTGGACATAATCCAAGAGGAAAAGGAGCATACAGTAAATATTTAAATTTATCTGAATATGAATACTGGAGAGATGTCTGTGATGAGATAAATAACTTAGATGATAATATTGATATTTATTCAAGAAAACCTGAACAAAACTACATCCAAGAAATGAAACCTGTTGTTGCTGAAATTAATAAGCATAATTATGAATTAGCTTTAGAATTACATTTTAATGCTGCTTCTCAACAAGCAAATGGATGTGAAAGTTTAGTTTATTTTAAGAATGAACAAGCTAAAAAATATGCTGAACTTTTTATGAAAAAATTAAAAACTGAGTATGGAAGTAATATAAGAAAAGAATGGAACAAATTAAAAGAAAAGAAAATAGATAAAAATGGTAAGGAAATAACGATAGAAAAGACAGTAGAAACAGAGGGGATAATCCTCATTACTGATTCCAAAACGAGAGGAGGTTATGGAATATGCAATACAAATTGTACTTATGTTTTGGTTGAACCCTTCTTCGGAACTAATGAAGAAGCAAGTAAATTTAAAGATATAAAAAAAATGGCACATTTTATAGTTGATTTTATAAATAGTATGAAAATTTAGGAGGTTTTTAGTTATGGATAAAAAATTAATTTGGCAAGTTTTAGGGTATATATTTTCAGTAGTTACTTATATTGCATTGACTTGGAGATATAAAGGAAAGGAAGAAGCAACAACTGAAGTAAGAAATGAAGTAATGAAACAAGAATTGGCTATACAAGGAAAAGGTCTAGGAAACCTTAAAAAGAAAGCAGTTCAAGAATTTGTTTCTAAATTACCACCTCATGTAAGAATTTTTATTAATGAAAATACAATAGAAGCAGTAGTAAAAGAACTACAACCAATTTTTAAAAAATTAAAAGAGGGGAAAGATAATGGAGATAACAAAACTAGTGACACATCCACTTTATGATGGAAAAAGATATGAGTTATTCCAGGATTATATTTATGAAGTTAATGGGTACAGAATTACTGTACCCAAAGGCTTTATAACAGATCTAGCTTCAGTCCCACGTTCATTTTGGACTATATTCCCTCCATTTGGAAAATATACTCCAGCTGCTGTTATTCATGATTTTTTTTATAGTAAGTATAATAACGCAGGGTTAAACAGAACCTTATCTGATAAAATTTTTCTACACATTATGAAGGAACTAGGAGTAGGGTTTCTAAAAAGAAAGGCTATGTATAGAGCTGTGAGAATGTTTGGAGAAACTTCTTGGAAAGATAAATTAGAAAATGAAGGGTATAAGGATAAAGCCATAGTAGACAGAACAGATGAAGCAGTATCTTATTATAATCATTGGAAAAAGATACTTAAATTATAGTTAGGGGTTGGTATAGTGGGGGCATTTATAGTAAAAATGTGGGCATATTTTATTGCTTTTTTAATTTGGCTTATTGGTGGGTTTGATACCCTAGCAAAGGTTTTAATGGGGTTAATGTTAATTGATTATGCATCAGGAGTATACGCTGGATATAAATTAAAGAATTTAAATTCAAAAAGAGCATACAAAGGAATAGAAAAGAAATTATGGATCTTAGCTTTATTGTGTGGAGCTTCATTAATGCATAAATTAGTTCCAAGTATTGGTTTTAGAAATTTAGTTGGAATATTCTATTGTGCAACTGAATTATTAAGTATTGTAGAAAATGCAGCAAAAGCAGGAGTGCCTATTCCAAAAAAATTAAAAAAAGCTCTTGAGCAATTGAAAGAAGAAGATAAAGAAAAGGAAGAATAAAAGGGCAGTTCATTCTGTCCTTTTTTTATTAAAAAAAAACTTTAAAGGTTCAAAAAAATATCTTGACTTTTTTGAACCTTTAAAGTATAATAGATATATAAGGAGGTGAGAAGATGTCCACTTTAAAGGAGATATTGGAGATAATCTTTTATATCTTATCCATCATTGTTCTTATTAGGCAATTGAGAAAATAAGATATAATAAGAGAAAGGAGGTTTGAGAGTAATCTCACTCCTCCACTCTCCCCTATCTTCCTTTTAAAAAAAAAGAAAAAGGAGTGATAAAATGGAAGTATTAAGAGTCATAAATGATATATTACAACCAATAACATTGATACTGGTTATAATTGTATTAATAAAACTAAATAAAAAGAAATAAGCCCTCTTAGTTAAACTAAGAAGGCTCAAAAATGTCCACTTTAAATTTGTAATTAATTATAACATTTATAATAACTAAAATCAAGGGAGAAATTATGAAAGATAAAAAAAAGATAGGAAGACCTCCAGCAAAAGATCCTATCAATCATAGTATAAAAATAGGATTGAATGAAGAATTATATGATAAAGTTATTGAATATAGTAATAAAAATGGTGATTCAATAGCAGAAATAGTGAGAGAGGCTTTGAAAATATTTTTTAAAAAATAAGGAGTTGTTAAATATGAAATATAGATTTCAAAAATTTAGTTTAGAAGATTTAGAAAGAGAAATACCAGCTATTTTAAAGAGTGAAAATGGTAATTTAGGAAACTATAAAAATGAACATTATTTATACTGGATAAGACCTAATACTGACTACTTTGTAAATATTGCATTAAATGATAATGAAGCTAAGGAAGCTAATTTATTTAAAAAAGAAGATCTAAAAGCTTGGGATAAATTTTTTCTAGAATTTTTAGGCAAAAAGTGGGATAAAAATATATACTATATTGGGTTTGGAGATAGTATAAGAACAAAAAAACTTGGAAATGGGAAAATTATTAAGTTTATTCAAAGAGAATATTTTATAACAGATAAGGATATTCATAATTTACAAAATTATTCTTTAATTTAAAAAATAAAGATTATAAAAAAAGCTAATATATTTCAATTAGTTTTAGATGATAAAGAAGCATTGGATGCGAATTTAATGCTAGGATATTATTATAAGGAACAAGCATAGAAGCAGGATCTTATTCCTGCTTTTTTATAATTGAAAAATAAAAAAAGATATAAAAATATCTTGCCTTTTTCTAAATATATAAAGTATAATAAACATATAATAGTTAAAGTTAGTAACTTAAGATATTAGCGTGAGTGAAAGAAGGATAAAAAAGATTTTTTTGAAAAATTTATAATAAACAAAAGATGACGATAGCTACAAAAAAAGATTAAAAAATTAAAAATTATCAAAAAATATATAATATAATACAGTTCAAATCCCTCTCTCACCGCCATATTATTAATAGTAGTTAGGTTGATTTACCTAGCTTTTTTTATTATAAGTTCATATTATTTCTATTATTCGTCTTTAAATTCTTTTAGAATATCGTTTAAGAAATTTTTAATAGCTGTCAAATTTTTAACTTCCTCTTCTGTCATATTAGGAATTTTTGTAATTTGATTAAAAAGCTTTTGAGAACTTAGACTTAAAAAAGAGTTTGTTCCCATTTTATTTTCAACCTTAGAAAAATTTGCTAAAACCTCCCAAATACCTTCTCTTAATACTTCCTTTTTTAAAGTTAAATCACAAAGTTCCATATTTTACCTCCTCAAAAATTATTTAGACATATACTAATTCATTTAAAATTATTTCCTTAATAGTTGCTTCTAAATTATTCATCAGTCCTACCCATTTCATTTGATCATCTATTTTTAGTTGCT